TAAGTGGGAGTCGCTACATCGCGCTCTCCGTCGCTCTGGAACGCCCTTCCGCGTGCTTGTAGGCGACTGTAACCCAGAAGACGAGTACCATTGGGCAAACCAGCGTTGCTTGCAGGGAAAGGCCCGCAGGATCGTTGGGCGCTTCTGGGATAACCCGAAATGGTACAACCACAAAAGTGGTACATGGACGGTGGATGGTACTGAGTACCTCAACCGCCTCAAGAACAGCTTGTCCGGCGTGCGCTTGCAGCGTCTGTACTACGGCAAGTGGGTTAGCGCCGAAGGTCAAGTGTGGGAGAACTACGACCAGCATCACCACGTGATCGACGGACAGATGGAAAAACAAAACGGGGAGTGGTTCCTCGTTTCGCCAAATCTCGACAAGCCAGTCCACATCAAGTGGTTCCTTGGCGCTCAGGATATTGGGTTTGATGCCCCTGGCGTCTTCCAATGCTGGGGCGTGGACGGCGAGAACCGCATGTACCGCTTAGTCGAGATCTACAAGCGCCATTGGGATCACGACCAATGGGCTAAAGCCATCGTTGAGGTCAACCAAGAGTTTGAGATGGCCGCTATCGTGACCGACCACGATCCGGCGTTCATCTCTAACCTCAACCGTTGGCTAGATCGTCATGGTATGACTCGCATTGTGCGCGAGTGGGACAAGCACCGTGGGCCTGGCGGCGAGAAAGCCGGCATTGACCAAGTGCGCGTGCGCATGAAGCGGCGCGGTGACGGCACGTTTGGCTTGTACCTTCTGCGCAACGCCACCAAGTACAAGGATGTGCGTTTGGAAAGCGAAGGCAAGCCGTGGTGTACCGAGATGGAAATCCCTGCTTATGTCTATCCGCTAGTGGAAGACGGCAAGCTCAATCGCGATACTCCTGACCCTGGCTGCATCGACCACGGCTGTGACGCTATGCGCGGGGCTTGCACCTTCTCGTGGGAACGCGACCTCGGCAAAGAAGTTGAGTACAAGGCCAAGTATGACGGTGGAACGCTAGGACACATCTTGGATCACGAAAAATGGGAAGTGAGCAATGCTTAAAGTAACTGCACAAAACTTGTACGACGAAGTGCAGGCCGCTCAACGGTATTGCGAGAAGCATCGTGAATGGTTCGGGCGGCAGGTGCAACGCTACGCTTCGCCGTTTTATGGTCGGTTTTCAGGCAAAGAGGAATACTTTCCTGAAAACTACTACTACTCGTATGTCGCGCATACTGTCGCCCGTCTTACTGCTATTGAGCCTAAGATTCGTTTGTCTACCGCACGCGACCAGGCTCGAGTGCAAGCGTTGGAAGATGCAGGAAACCGCTGGATCCTAGACACCAACTACCAACGCGAGCGCGAAAAGCTCGGTACTGACTTCTGCTTTGCATGGTCTGTCGCCATTGTCACGCAAGGCGCACGCACGGGCTTTGAGCAAGCCGAAGACCCCGTGATGACCCCGAAGGCGATCCGTTTGTCGCCGCGTCGATTTGGTTGGGATCCGTTGTCGTTGTCTATTGAAGAAGCGCGGTACATGTACCACGTAATGATTCGCGACAAGGACGATATCTTAGAAGACGCAAAAGACGAAAAGTCGGGGTGGATCAAAGAAAACATCGAGTCTGTTCCTACGGACATTGATGCAAAAGGGCTTCGTAACAAGTACGAGTACGGTGAAACGCCCTCTCGTAACGAAGTTATTTACTACGAAATTTGGGTTCCTGAGTACACGTTGCCGGAAGACGATGACTTCTGGAGCGGTATGTCCAAGGAAGAAAAGACGCGCTACCACGGCACGATCTTCACCGTTGCGTGGGCCAGCGAAGACGGCAAAGGCCAAGCAGCGTACCTGCGTGACCCCAGGCCGTTCTTTGGGCCGCGTTGGGGGCCGTACATCGTTGGCGGTCAGTACACCGTGCCTGACGAGTCTGCGCCGCTGTCTGCGCTAACGGCTAACGAAGGCCAGATCCAAGAGCTAAACAACCAAGCTCGTGCTAACAACAACGCTGCGCAACGCCGCAAGACCCTTGCGTTGGTCGATGGCCTGAAGCCCGCAATGATCAACAAGCTGGCCGCTGCGCCAGACGGTGACATTGTTGCAGTTAGCGGCATTGAGAAAAACAAGGTTATCGAGATTGAAGTTGGCGGCGCATCTCAGGACGCTCAAATGCGCGAGTTTGAGCTTCGCGGGCGCGTAGACCGCAACCTTGCCATGGGCGATGCTGTCCGTGGTCAAGTCAGCGGTGCAGGCACGGCCACGGAAAACGCCATTGCTGCCCAAGCTAGCTCGGCGCTGACAGGCTTCGTGGACATGAAGTTCGTGGAGTTTGAGAAACGCTTGTTCCGCAGCGTGCTGTGGTACTTCGACCAAGACGAGCGCAGCGTGCTGCCGCTAGGCCGCGAGTACGGCGTGTTCGTTGGCGGTCAATCGCCTGAGCAAATGTCCGAAGGCATTCGCCGCGCCGTCAAGGCGGGTTATATGCCGCGTGACCAAGGCGACGCGATGATCCAAATGCTGGGGCAGATGACCGATACCGACGAAGAAGGTTCGGGCATGAGCTTTGACGATTTGGAGATCCACATCGACGCTGTCCGCAACGACGGCAGCGAAGTGCAGAAGATGATTGCGGCTAGCAACGCAGTCATGCAGATGTTGCCTGCTGTCATGTCCATTCCTTTCTGGGATTGGAAGTCGTGGCTTAAGCGTTGGGGCGAAGCCTTCAACATGCCTGACCTCGATCAGTACCTGAACCTTGACGCTGCCGCTGAGATGGCTTCCATGAATATGGAAATGCAGATGATGTCGGGCGGCGGTGCTGGTCAAATGGGTGGTCGCCCCGGCGGCGGTCAACCTGAACCAGTACGCAACGCTCCGAAGCTCGCTCAAAACCAAGGCTTTGGTAAGGCGATTGGTGCAGGTGTGAATCCAACCAAGTCTAAAACCCAAGGAAAGCCTAGCAGCGGTTCATAATCATGGCCCAGTACGAATTCCAAGCTGATGACGGCGAGATCATTATTCGGGAATACCCGATGACAAAAGCGCCGAAGATTGGCAAAACTATCACGCACAAGGGCAAGAAGTATTCGCGGATCATCTCGACATCCAAAACAGAGGTGCGTTTGTTTGAGCCTAATTTTGTGTCGCACTCGTTGCCACGGTGGCATCCAGATGCGCCACATCACGAACCTGGCACAGGCAAGCCGTGTTTCCAAAACATGAGGGAAGTCCGCGAGTTTTCAGCTAAAACAGGATACAAGTATGAATACGGAAACGGCTGATACAACGCAAACGACTACGCAACAAGAACCCAGCGCTGAACAACAAGCGCGTGCCGTCTATGATCGCCTTGCTGGCGAGCTTGCGGAAAAGGAATCCGTAAAAGCAGAAGCGCTCGAACGCGCTAAGAAAGACGCTGCACCTAAAGAGCAATCCGAATCGCGCAAAGAGCGTGGTGAGGATGGCAAGTTTGTCAAACCGAAGGCAGCGCCAGAGCCTAATCTGGTTAAGCCTACAAGTTCCGAATCCGAAGACGACGAGGGGCCGGAAGTTGACGGCACAGATGCGAAGGCGCAAGAACGCGCCCTAACCGCTCTGCGCCGCGCCAAGGTTCCTAAGGACATCATGGAAGGGCTTCCCGAAGAGGTGAAGCTCAAGTGGGGTCGCCAGCTATCCAAAATGCAAAGCGAAACCGACCGGATGGCGCAGGAGTTTGCCGCTCTCAAGAAGAACGGTCAGGCAGAACCGAAGGAAGCAAAGAAACCGGATAACCAGTCGGAGTCTACGCGGGCCACGCAGGCTGTAGAACAACCCGAACAGGCTTACATCCGCTCTGCTGCCAAGAAGCTCGCTGACACCTTCATGTTGGGCGACGAAGCTGAGGAGGCTTTTGCAGACGCATTGCAAAACGCTACCAAACCGCTTGCCGAGCGCTACGGCGCACTCGAGCAGCAGTTGCAGGTAGCGGCTGGTCTTAGCACTCAGATGCTATTGGCTAATGCACGCAATACGTTGTCAGCCGACTTCCCTGAGCTACGGGACAAGGAAGGGTTTGTGCAAGTGACGCAAGCTATGCAACGACTTGCGGAAAGCGGCGCATACGCAGACATCGACGATCTCAATGAGAGAGCCGAAGCTGCTATGCGCGATGCTGCCCAAGTTGTGTTTAGGGAGCAGATCAACGCACGACTCAAGGCGCAAAGAACTTCAATCGACCAAAAACGCAACGCAGGGCAATCCAGCGTCCCCAAAAGGAGCGGTTCAACCGAAGTTAACGGTATGAGCCGTGATCGCGCCATCTTCCACCTTATGTCGAATGAGAATTTGACAGGTGCTGAGGCCCGTCGTCGCGTAGATGGTTACTAACAAAATCACAAGAGACTGAAAAATGCCTGCAATCGTATCTTTTGCCGACTGGGCAGAAGCGACTGGCCCGCTGCTCCTTACGGGGCCGGAAAAGTTCGTTAACGCTGCTCAACTCCAAAACTATTCATGGGCGCGCTTCGTGCGCGGTAAGGAATACTCTGAGATCGTTCAGGGTGGTTCCGAAATCCGCGACGAGTTGATGTTCGACGAAGCTAACACCTTCTCGATGTATCAGCCCAACGACCCCCAGACCCCGACGATGCCCCAGGTGCTTACGCGCTGGTCGTCGCCGTGGCGCTTCGCCGTTGACAGCTATAGCTGGACGGAAGAAGAAGAAGCGTTGAACGCTGGCTCTTCGTACACCGAAGACGCTCGCTTCATGCAATACAAGTCGCTCCTCACCAAGCTGGAAATGCGCGTGCAGACCTCGATCTGCAACGGCATGGAAACCAAGTGGTGGGCGGTTCCCGATGCAAGCACGATGGAAGCTGCGGCTGGCAAAGAGCCGTACTCCATCCCGGCGTTCATCAACGAACAAGCTAACGGCTTGTTTAATGATGTTGGCGGTGCAGGTGCGTTTACGACTGTTGAAACCATCAACCCGACCGCCGTTGGCAAAACCAAGTGGCGCAACCGAGTGATCGGCTACGACAGCCCCGCCGTGAAGCCGACTGCCGGCGCTCGCAACGTCATCAATGCGATGGACGATGCGTTCTTGCAGTTGAACTTCCGTCCGCCCGCTGGCAAGGAAGCCTACTTCGAGCCGAACACGTGGAACAGCATTGCGTCGTTCACCACGAAGAAGGGTCTTCTCGTGATGACCGACCTGCTGCGTCAAGGTCAAGACTGGTACACCAACCGTACTAGCCCTGACTCGGCCTTCAACGGCCCGATGTACGCCGGTATGGAAATCGTGTACGTGCCGCAGTTGGATGCAGCTCCGCTGTATCTCAACACTACTGCTGGTGGCAATGATATGGTGTCCGAAGGCGACTCCCTTGCTGCCGGTCGCGGCCCGCGCTACTACTTGCTCAACGCCAAGTACCTGAAGACTGTGTTCCACAAGGACAAGTACTTCGTTCGCAAGCCGCCGATGTCGCCGTTCAACCAGCCGTTCACGAAGACTGTTTACATCAACAGCTACTTCAACAACGTCTGCACGGCGCGTCACACGCACGCGATCATCACTCCTGGCACGGTTACGGGTTCGTTCCCGTCGACCACGTTGACTCCGGCTCAGGTCTACTCGGCCTACTGATAGGAAAGGAATAAGACTATGTACACAGACAAGCACTTTTACTTTCCGTTTGTAGGTTTGCCTACCGGAGTTGGCCTTGACCAACCGTTGTCCTTGACTGGTGGCGCTACTCCCGCCATTTCGTTCTGGGATGACTTTGTGTCTGGCTCAATTACTCTTGCACAGGCTTACAGCACGGCAACAACCGGTTCTACCAACACGGTTGCAGCGGTAACGTCTGGTGAACCTGGCGGTGCTATTACTATTACCGGTAGCGCAGCTAACGGTAATGCCGGTATTCGCACGAATATGCCGGTTCGTATTTCGGCTGGCAAGGCGTTTACTTACTCGGTGCGCCTAAAATCGGCTTCTATTACTGACGGTATCTACGTTGGTATGGAAGCCGGTAACGCTAACCCGTTTACTAGCACTAACTGCAAGGGAGCGCTGTTCTTCATTACCTCCGCCGACATTAAGTACGGCGCTATTGGTACGGCAGGTGCATCGCTGGCTACTGCTGGCACAACGATTTCCACAGGATTGTCGTTGGTTGCCAACACCTACGTTGACTTGGCGATCTGCTGGACGGGATCCGAAACCTGTTTCTTTGTCAACGGCGCATTGGTAGCCAAGTCTACGGTCAGCCTCGCTGGCTTGGACTTGTACCCTGTGCTGGGTGTGCAAAGAACGACCGCAGACAAGGTTTTGACCGTGGATTACCACGGCTTCCAAATGCAACGCTGAGACATAGCTAAGTTGGGGGAGGCGGCGCGTCCGTCTCCCCTACAACCCGAACACACACGACTATGACCCTAACCGCCGCACGCTGCGTTGATCACATCCGCCACACGCTAGGCAACGCTCTGCCTTCGCAGACGATTGACCCCATGACGGTCATCAACCAAGCGGGCCAGTTCCTCTGCACCATGCACGAGTGGAAGTGGCTAGAGCGCCAATCGGCGTATATCGGCTTTACAGGCGGTCAGTCGTGGTCAACCTGCCCCTCCGACCTGCGCGACCTTATTTCTATCCAGTTCACCCAGGGGCTTGTTAATCGCGTCAGGATTACCTCTATCAACGAGATCTCGCGCCTGCGCTCGCACAACATCGGCGTAGGCTTGGCGATGACTTGGGTTTCGCTTGTTTCTCGCGCTAACCCCACGGGCGGCGCTCCTCTGCCGATCTTGGAGCTATACCCCACGCCCGTCACGACCGACAACCAAGCGCTGACGGTGTACTACCGCGCTGGCTGGACTCCTCCCGCAAACCTCGACGAGTCCTCTTTCATCAACATCCCTGAGTACATTGAGCCGCTGTACATCCAAATCCTGCGTGCCTTTGCTCGAGGCTACGAGGAGGAAGATCAAGGCTCGTTAGACGCTCGCCTGCAAGCGCTATACACGGGCGTTTTGTTCCTTACTGCTGCCGAACGAGATGGTATGATCCAGCACCAGTACGGGCCTCCGCTGCAAACAGGTCTGAGTGCCGTGGGAACCTACCTCCCTGGCGTTCCGGCTTCTCCCTACACCGTCGCAAACCCCGCACCCTGAAATCTGAGCCATGGCCGAAAACATTCACGACAACCAACCGTGTAACTGGGTAACGCAAACAACCGCCGGTACCGATGCATATCCAACAGATGGAGTTGGTGGAAGTACAACTACATATGCAGACTCTGTTTTTAAAACAAGTTACCGCAATGCAATTCTTCAGACCGTAAAATTTAACGCAACAGCAACAGGAAATACTTGTTCAGTCCACCTAGCTAACGGTGCAGCTGTCTTTAGCTTTGCGGCTCCAAGTCAAGGGACTCATTCGTTTGACCTTGGTGGCGATGCAGGTGTATTTATGCCTGGGGGGTTTCACATTCGATTTGCAGGCGGAGGTGCTATTACTTCAATGACAGCGTTCTACCGCCCGCAGTAACCCATGGCAAACTTTGAGCTACAGTTTCCGCTTGGTGGACTAAACGACAATGTCGCGCAGTCCAAGCAGCCTAGCGGAACTACAAACGAAGCAATCAATGTGCGGGGGCAAGACCCCATCACAGGACGCATCCGTGGTGCTCAAAGAAGTGGGCTTACAAAGTATGTAGTTGAGTCGATGGAGGCACGTGTCAAGCGGTTTGAGAAGGTTGTGTACGACAACCGTCAACTGCGGTATGTGCCTTTAGACTCATCCAATATTAAGTTGATTTGGGAGAAGGCTAACAACAACTCAAACGCCAGCACCTATTGCGTTGTGGACTACAAAGAAAATGTTTATGTAGTTGACGCTGGCCGCACGGTGCAAAAGTTTAACAAGAACGGCGTGCTTGTGTACACATTTGCACCAGCAGGCTTAGAAGATGTCAATTTGTACATCCGTGGTTTAGCTGTAGATGATGCAGGCGGTGTATGGATTGGAACAGGTCACAAAAACGCTGCTGACCTAGCAATTAGCCCATCGCAGCTTGCAAATTTGACATCTTTAAGTAAAACACGAATCTGGAAATATAAAGAATCTGAATCAGATGTTCCTCCTGTTTTGGATTATGCATTTGAACCAAAGTTGACAATTGAAAAATTGGTTTTACAGCAAGGAATGCTGTATGCAGCAGCTAATGATCCATTGCTAGAGGTGGGCTATGTTGTAGCTTACGATGAAATTTACAGTACAGGCATGGAAGAAGCGGCTCGTAGAAAAATGCCGTATCCATTGTGCGATATTGATGTGTTAGCTGACGGAAAAGTTTGCTTTACTTCTCCAGTTAACCTAAATCGTTACGAAAAACATTCACAACAATATCCAAATTACAGACCAACTGCGGTCGATTGGACTCCAGCTCAGATTCCTAATGACAAACTTTGGTCTTGGTATGACGCTTCTCAAATGGAAGGCGTAACTGACAATGAACGAGTTACGGCTTGGTTTGATGTAAGCGGTGCAGGACGCAACTTAGGCTGCACGCTTACCGAAACGGGGCCAAAGTACTTAGCAACTGGCTGGGCTGGTCAGCCATGTTTTGATTTTGATGGTGCTTCGCAACTGTATACCGTTGGAGGACAGCCGACAACACCTCAGTCTAGCGATGGTTCTGCTTCAGCGTTTCCTAATTATGCAAACGCCAAATGGGCTATGCACATTGTGTTTAGGCCACAAGTAGCAGAAGATGAAAATCCGATTACAGCTCCAACTTATTTGTGTGGGGTTGATACATCGTTGCCAGAAAAACATGATTTGCATGTAGCTGTACACAAATTACAAAACCTTATGTTTCCTGGGCAAGTCAACCCAAATAAGGTTTTATTGTATGCTACACCAGATAGTGCGCTTTCTTGGAGTAAATTGTCTCAAGGTTACAATGGGACTAACGTACAAGAAAATCCCAATCCACCGTTTGCGACAAGTGGAAATCAAATGTCATACATTGGCGCTGGAGCTTACAAATTTCCCGCGCCAGCAACTTTGTCAACAGTTAACAATGCTAGTGTTTTAACTATTATTTATGCAGTTGGATCAGGCGATGGCACTACTGAACTTGAATGCCATTATCGTTTTAATGGACAGCCTATTGACCGTTGGCGTGGAGTGCAAATTAGTGCTTCTGCTGGTTTTTATTTGGGTCGTCAAGCGCCTGGCCTGTCTGCATCAACAACTAACTGGTTTAAAGGTCAAGTTGCAGAAATCATCACGCTGCACAATTTAGACCAATCATATGTTCCACAATATCCGCGCACATTAGGTTTAGCGTGCAAAGCGCTAACTCAAACATTTACAGCTACTAAAGACACATATTCCAACAACGGATTAGGCCAAGGAGAAGAGCCAAATTTAATTTCGCCTTACTATACTAGTACTACGGGAAATACATTCCCATATTTGTATTTTAATTATATTTTGCTTTGCGATCCAGTTAATGGAGTTGATTTGTTAAGAGGTGATGTAGTAGAAATTTACGGGCAAATTCGTGGCGTTTTAGGGCCAAGACGAGAATACACTTATCCCGATCAAGGTGATTCATTTGATACATATTATACTGGAATGCCAATTACCTATCCATTTACGTGGGGCGGCAGTTCAACTACTGCTATTGTAAATCCTGCAAGCCTACATAGCGCCGCAGCAACATTTGCTCCTAACATTACTAACGCAAATGCAACGCTGTGCGAAAAAATTGAAGGCTATTTAGCGTGGAAGTGGGGCATTTGGCATTTGCTGCCTAAGGGCAATCATACGCCGCCGCAACTTGCCATGAACACGACCTACGTTTTTGGCAACTGGCCGCATCCGTATCGCAATGCGCCGCCGAGTTCTGTGGACACGGACACCGTTAGCAAAGCCGCTGTGATTGCTAGTCCGCTAGCAGTTGCTGGATGCCTTGAGTCAATTGACGGCCCGTATCGCTGGGTTGTAGACGGTTTAAGTGGTTTTGGCGCAGGCGTTGGTTTGCGTATTATGGCAACCGAAGCTGCGTTTTATACTATGGGTGATCCGCAGTTTACGGGTTCTACAAACGATGGCACGTACAGTTGGCCGAATGTTAACGGCAACGGTCGCAAGTTGGTTTACAACGCGGCTACTCAAGTTGTTTCTGATGCGTGGTCTGGAACGTTAGCTAGTTCTAGTACAACTGCTATTAGCGCAACATCCGACTACATTCCGCACTTGTCTAAAGATGCGTTTGATAATGTGTACTACCCGTTCACCTTTGCAGGTGGCGCATACGGTGTCGGCTGGTCAATCGTAGGCAAAGATGCAGGTAACACGCCGATTGCCCTGTTGTCTAAGGACACCAATGGCGACGTTGTTTTACAGGCTGCGCCTGAGTTTGTGTCGCCAGAATATCGCATTGGAAATAGCATTTCCGCTGATTTTCCAAGTATTCCTGACCCATTAGATCCCGACACTTATCCGCGTGCAGAAAATGTCTACGTGTTAAAAGACGGCACAGGTGACGAGCAGACAATTGAACGATATGAAATTGTTGCTAGTGTTTCTGATTCAAACAATCCATCACCACGAGCGCAGGTATTGCTTGCTGTATCTAACGGCAAAATCAAAAAGATTACGCCAAGCGGTGTAAGTTCGCCTGTTGGCGTTGATACTTTGCCGCAACCGGAACTAGATGCTAATGCGCCGTATGTTGACTGCGCGGTGCTGTTTGGCAAAGTGTATTTTACTGATGGTTTGGCATACCGCGTGTTTGACCCGCGCAACGACACGGTGCTGGAGTGGAGAGCGCTTGATGCTGGAACGCTGCCTAACCGGTGCAAACTTGTAACAAACTGGCGTGGCCGTGCGGTTTTAGCTCGTGGTGCTGACGATCCGCACAACTGGCACATGAGCGAGCAAGGCAATCCTACCGGTTGGGACACTTTCCCAGCTGTTCAAACAGCTACGCAAGCTATCAGCGGTAACAACGCTCGCGCTGGCTTGTGTCCTGACTTGATCAACAGCCTCATTCCTTACAACGACGACTTGCTGTTGTTTGGCTGCGATTCGTCGCTGTGGATGATGCGCGGTGACCCGATGGCCGGCGGTGTGTTTGATCTTGTATCGGATGTCACCGGCGTTGCGTTTGGACGCTCGTGGGCTAAGGATCCAGAAGGCACGCTGTACTTCTTCGGATCGCGTGGCGGCGTGTACATCATGAAGCCAGGCAGCGTGCCTGTGTCCATGACGCAGTCCACGATTGAGCGGCGGTTGAACAATGTCAACTTGTCGCAGTTCTACGTCGAGATGTTCTGGAACACCTACGATGACGGCCTACACGTCTTCCTAATGCCGTTTACCGACACGGCTAGCCGCACTAAGCACTACTTCTGGGAACGCAAGTCTGGTGCGTGGTACGAAGACACCTTTGCGCTAACGAAGCAGCCCTCTGCCGCAGTTGTCATTGACGGTGACGCTGCTGATGACCGCTGCTTGCTGATCGGAACTTACGACAGCAGCGTTGTGCGCTGGGACAAGCTTGCTACAAGCGACGACGGCCAGCTTATCGACGGCAAGGTGCTTATTGGCCCCATTGCGCCCGACGATAGCGAGTTTGACGCACGCATCACCAACCTTGCAGCCGTGATGGCAAACCAAGGTGCGGTCAACTACAAGCTCTACGCTAGCACTACGCCGGATGACAAAGGCCAGCCAGTTGCAAGCGGGCAGTTTGTCCCTGGGCGCAACCCAATCCACCTTGTACGCGCCCGAGGGGCATTTGTGTGGATGGAGCTACAGCAAGCCAATGCGTTTACGCGGTGGTCGCTAGAGTCTATTCGCCTAGATGCGTACCCCGCAGGAAGGAAGCGTAATGGCTGACCCCAAGCGTATTGGCTTATCTGGGCAAGCACGCGGTATCGACCCTCAACGCCAACGGCGCAACTCGCTGACAACAGACGAGACGATTGCCGCGCCGCTGACGCTAAACGAACGAGGGCAGATTACGCTTGCGCTGACGGGGCCGTTTACGCTGGACAAAGAAGGTGCGCTGGTACTGAACATCGCGCCGCCGTTGACGGTAACCAACAATAGCCCGTTGACCTTGTCGTTGCAGACGGACACAACGCTCAAGACCGCAAACGGCAAGCTGACGACAAATATTTCTACGGCCACACCGCGTGCGCCAGGCTTGATGCCCGCGCTAGACGGCGATACTTCTAAGTTTTTGTCGGGCGACGGCGTATATCGTGCGCCAAGTTACCCGCTTCCGCGCTTAGACGAGTGCGCACCACCGACAGACACTACAAACTTAGATAGTTCAACTACTGCACATGGACTGCTTCCAAAGCTCTCTGGTGTCGCTACTGAAGTTTTGCTTGGCGATGGCACTTGGGCAACGCCGCCAGGTCCTAGTGGCACAGTAACAAGCGTATCTTTGTCTGCGCCAACGGGGTTAATCGTTAGCGGTTCGCCTGTTACAAGTTCAGGATCCTTAGATTTAACTTTTGATGTTGGATATTCAATTCCAACAACGAGCAGCCAAGCAAATTGGGATAGCGCATATGCAGCTACATCCAGTCTTGGAAATTCAGCTAATTTAAATGTTGGAACAACTGCTGGAACTGTAGCGGCTGGCGATGACTCGCGCTTCGTTACCGACCTCGGCTACACGGCGGCGACACGCGACCTCACGAGCAGCACGGGCACAGCGGTAAATTTACCGCTGTTTACCGACACAGAAGACGGCCTAACTCCTGCGTCTGGCGGCGGCACAACCAACTTCCTACGCGCAGACGGCACTTGGGCAGCTCCCGGCGGCGGCGGTGGTAGCGGACTAGACCAGCCTGCGGTCATGGCCCGTATGGCGTTCGGAGGATTCTAATGGCAATTACACTTGACGCTACGACCAAGACACTAGACCTCACGACTAGCTCGACCGCTGACATTGACTGGGCCGTGTCGTATGTGGACATGACAACCAGCGCGTTCACGCCTGCTGACAGTCAGGGCACGATCAACACAGTCGGTACGACCCAGATTGTCGCTGCTCCCGCATCGTCAACCCAGCGCGGAGTAAAGTCAATCTCGGTCTTCAATCGTCACGCCAGCACGGACAACACCGTGACGGTCAAGAAGGATGTCAGCGGCACAGAGTACTGCTTGTTCAAGGCCGTGCTCATGGCAGGTGAGTCGCTGCAATGGACTGACGGCTGCGAGTGGTCGGTGTATGACGCAACGGGCGACAAGAAGGTCAACAGTCCTGTCAACGTAGGCATTACTGGTCGCGTCATCCCGATCAACAAGGTCGGCACAGCGACCGAAGGTACGGCCTACTGGTACAGCTTTGGCAAGGACGCTGGCTTCACGGGCGCGTGGTCGCCTGGCACACCTGGTATCAACGGTCGAGCGACTAACGGCACGACCGCTGCGGACAACGGAAGCTTGACGCTGTGGACACCGACAGGCTCGCTCTACATCACCGAGACGGCGGCGGCTACGACCACGCTCTGCACGATCATGCTGGCCGATGTCGTGTGGACTAATACAGGCATCGTGGTGACGACCACCACGGCTCAGGCGATCACCACACCAACCTTTCCTGCGCGTGACCTGAACGGCAGCACGGACGGCGAGGGCTATGTCATCGGCCTGTGTACTACCACGGCCAACACCAACGCCGCTGCGATTAGCGGAAGCACGGTTAGCTACACCAACTCGGCTGGTACGGCTGGTCGCACGGCAACGCTGCTGGCCGTAGCTGGCGACCAGATTCCGCCGACTCCTGTGATCGGTAATGTGGTGTGGTTCCAGCTCGCGGCAGGCGACAAGGGCGTGCGCTCAATCCAGAGCGTGACGCTGGGCACATCCCTTGGCGGCGGCGCGGTGTCGCTGTGCGTAGCCCGACCGCTGACCGTACTGTCTTGCACGCAGGTCAATGTTGCTACGCTTAGTAAGTACAGCGACCCTGGCATCCGCATCTACACGGGGTCAGTCATCATCCCCTTTATCAAGAACACTAGCTCCTCGGCGGTCACGCTGACGGGCCATGTGGTGGTGGCAGAACGATGACAACCTATGACTTTGGTGACGGCAATGGCCCTGTAGCGGCGCACCAGCACGCCAATGGCGGGGGCTGGGTAGCTGACACCGCAGTCGTGGATGACTCGGTCTGGATCGACTCGACCGCCAAGGTCTACGGCAACGCTTGGGTCTGCGACGATGCGTGGATCTACGAGCAGGCACAGATCCGTGGGGACTGCTTTGTGGGCCACGAAACCCAATGCTTTGGCAACTGTGTTGTCGAGGGCACATCCCGCGTAGAATTCGAGTCTCGCGTCTACGGCAATGCTATTATCCGTGGGGCTTCAAAACTCTACGGATGCACGTTTATCGGCGGCAATCAGGTCGTCGAAGATGAAATCCTAACAGACGAAAAGAGGGCATAAAAATGTTTGATCCGATCACATGGGGCGGAGTTGCTGCTGCTGGTGGCATTTTAGGTGGTTTGTTTGGCAAGAAAGACCCTGCTAAAAAACAATACAAAGATCTACAAAAGCTGTTTGCTCAAGGAAAAAAAGACCAAGACTGGATGTACGGTCAGGCACGGCAACAGCAAGAAATGATTTTGCCCACGCTGCAAAAGGGCTTTGCCTCGGCTAATAAGTTCGCTGACATGTACGGTCGTTCGGCGCGGCAAGGCGCATACGATCAGTCTAAGCAGCTTTCGGGGCAGATGCAGCAGTCAATGACCCAGCGCGGGTTGTACAACACGACTGCGTTTGACAACGCTTCACGAGGCATTAGCAGCGACCTTAGCCGCACGTTGATTGGTATTGACGAATCAGTTGCTGGCATGAGAGGTCAACTAGCACAAGCGCAAGCATCAGCAGAAGCTGGCGCGTATGGTGCAATGTCTGGTTTTTATCAAAACTGGGCTTCTGCTAATACTGGTTTATTGGCAGCACAAGCGGGGACGCAAGCTAATGTTCAGTTCCAAGATCCAAATGCATGGGCAGGTAGCTTAACTCAACTTGGCGGTACGCTATTGGGTTACGGAATTAAATACGGCGGCGGTGGCGGCTATGACAACGGCACTAGCGCATTTGGCAACAGCCCAACAATTTTCTGAACATCTAGCACACAAAAACGCTATGGCACTAATTATTCGTCCTAACGGTGGCATTAACAACGCAATGGCTGGCCTTGCTGCGGGCTTTGCTCAAGGCATGCAGCTTGGCATGGAAGCTGAAAAGCTGGATTTAGCGCGGCAGCGTCAAGCCAAAGAGCTACAGCTTGCCGAACAGCGTGCAGCGTTGGAGCTAGCGGCAGAAGAACGTGCCAAAACACAGTTTAGTCAGCAGCAAGAGCTATTTGCTCAAGCGCAAGAAGAGCGTGCAGCTGGCAAAGAAGGCATGGCCCTGCTAGGTCAAGCTGCTGATTTGCGAGGACAGATTCAAGGTGGCGCAGCCAATATGCCAGGTGTGCCGCAGTTTCCTACGCAACCGGGTCAGCCTAAAAACATCATGGGTGCATTTAACAACATGATGGGTGGATTAATTAAAAAAGGCCAATACGCTGGTGTACAACAAAATTACGAAAAAGCTATGCAGCAGGCAAGTGCGCTTGCTGGCAAGATGAATCCTGATGTAGCCGACAGATATTTGAAAGAGGTAGAACGCCGTAATTTGCTTGTCGCTGACGATCAAGCGCGACAACAATTTGTGTCTAGCCTTTCGGATATTAAGGCTTTTGGAGGGTTGACGGTTCTTGATCCAGCAGGCAATCCTGTGCAAGATCCGCAATTGGAAGCAACTCTTCGGTCGCTTGTAGAACAGGCCGATAACCGCAATGTTCCTCTTTCTAAACTACAAGACCAGCTTGACATTATTTTAGGCAAGGTTAACGCAAATAATACTCGTGCGCGAACAACGCAGTTTGAACTAGGAACTATTGATCAAAGTATTGCAACAGCAATGCAGGCGAACAACGGCGGTGCTGTTGCAGCCTTGCAAACAGCGCGTGGTGAATTCACCTCTAATATGCTGTTGACTCCTCAAGAAAAATCGGAGTTGTTGTCTAACGCGCAAAACGGTCTAGTGCCTGTATTAATTGGCGACAAGAAAAAGTGGGTCAGCGCGATCAACAAAGAAGAAGAAGTCAAAAAACTGCAAGCTGAATACGACGAAAACAAAGCGTTACAAAATCGTCTTACAAGAGCAGAAGCTGAGTTAAGAGAAGCACAGTCTAGTTATTACGGTCGTCGCGACACGGGCATGACTTTAGAAAACGCCCAACGCAATGCAATTCGCTTGTACAACGAACTGACTGATGATGAACGTTTTGAATTGCAACAACAAGGCATTACTGCGGAAGATTATGTAAACCGCGTAACGCAGAATTTTATGTCTCAAGGTGGCAACGCTGAACAGCGCGGTGCAACAGCTATGGGACAAACAACAGGGCAAGTGCCGCAGCAGGCTCCATTGCCAGGACAACGCAAGGTTACGATTGGCAGCAAGGACTTTGTTGTAACCGAGGAAATTGTAAATCAATTGCAACGCGAAGCTGATGCTATTGGTCTTCCTAAAGGCGATGCTCGCCGTGAGTATGCTCAATGGCGTTTCCAAAATCAGCAGGCAGATCCCAACGACTTTGGCAAGGCAATGAACAGGGAGCCTGTTGTTAAGCCTAAGGACAACGCACCATCTACCGAAGCACCTGTTGTTCCAACAGATAAAATTGTAAACACCGATGAGGCTCAAGCGGCACTTGCTCGAATCAAAGAGCTAGGTTCTAAAAAACAAAAAACGCTACAAGAAGAAGTTGAGTATTTGCGTTTAAAGAAAAAAGAAACTGAATATACAACGCAAATTGAGCAAGCCAGTAAGCAGGCGCAAGCAGTTAAAGCTGAGTGGACTCAGGAAAAAACTCGCACAGAAATTAAAGATGCAGTTTGGTTTATGAAAGAAAAACGGTATGGAAATTACTCCCATGCCAGAACTGAACTGTTAAATATTCCTCAGTCGCAAGAGGAATTTGACCAAATGATGGAGTATGGCCTAAGTACACCAGGCGGACGAGCCTATGCCATGCGAATTGGATTGTTAGGGCAGGCAAAAGGTTTTGACGCTAGCAAATGGAAAAACGACATTACAATTTTGTCTGGAAGACAGCTTGATGCTGCAAAAGAAGAATTCGGCAAAATTGAAAAAGTAGAAAACGAGAAGCGTCTTAACGCGGCGCAGCCTAAAAAAGACGCAGAAGATAGAAAGTTAGAACAACAAAGGCTTGCGGAAGAATCTAAGCGCATGATGTCAATGGATGATTATCGAGTTGAGCTTGCTAAAAAGTTTAATCTAGACATTAAAACTGTACGCCAATTAGAGGACAAATATAGCGAAAAAGAAGTGCGCTTGGCGTTTGCTGCTTTAGGCAACAAGGGCGGCACGCTTACTGATTTGCAGAATTATTTGCGTAGGTCGCAGCGGTAATCTGTAAGGTTTCAAAGCAATGAACGAACTCGACCAATTCTCCTTCATGGACGAACCGAGCCAAGCGGTGGCATCACCGGCACAGCTTGGCGCAAACGCTTTGGATCAGTTTGCCTTCATGGATGAGGAGGCCGACTACACGATTGGCGAGTATTTTCAGCAAGCAGGTAGCAGCTTTGTTAGCGGGTTAAGTGGCACTTTTACTAGTGCTATTGAAGGCTTGGGCATTGCTATTGAGGGCATGACGGGCGAGTCCAGCATTGATGACTGGGCGCGTGAAACACAGGAATCCATTAACAACGCTGTCCCTGGCGTAATGGGCTTGCAGAACTCGTGGACGGCCAAGGTGTCTGGCGCGTTTGGTTCGGCAGGCGGCTTTGTGCTTGCATCTGCTGCTACAGGTGGTTTGGGCGGCGCAGTAGGCAAAGGCTTGTCGGGCGTAAGTATGTTTGGCCGTACTGCGCTGACAGGCGCGGAGGCGGTTGCCGCCGGTGCAAAGGTGGCGCAGGCAACGCAATTGGTAACCGCTGGTTCTTTGGGTGCGCTTGGCAACGCTGCTGCGCGGTACGACGAAGCACTCATGCTTGGGAAGTCAGAGGAAGACGCATGGAAGTCTTACTTTGTCGGCATGGGCATTGGTTCGCTGGAAGCCATGCCTGTCGGTCTAAACCGCGCCGCTATGCGTTTGGGGCGCGTTAATAAGGCATCTGGCGGTGCGCTGCGCAACTTGACTGTCGGCCAAGTCATGCTGGCTGAGGGCTTAGAAGAAGCTGGTCAAGAGATGCTGTCGGAAGGCTTAAATCAGCTATCCGACTACGCACTAAGCATTAAGTCAGCCGAAGAAGCGTTTGACTTCCAACAGCTTCTTGAATCGGGCGTGCTTGGCTTCTTGCCTGGTAGCGCAATCGGTGGCCTGACGGCGCGGTCTACTATTGCTGCTAACCTTGCGGAAGAGCGCAAGAAGGTCGAGGCCGAAGAGGAAGCCAAGCTCACGGCAGACATTGCCAAGCAGCGCGAGGAGTTTGAGGCGCAAAAAATTGGCGTGGTCGAGGAGTCGGCCAAGCAAGCACAAGAGTTGGTTGCTGCCGGTGAAGCGGAGTTGGCGCGACTGCAAGGGCCAGCAGAGGCAGTTGCGGGAACAGAGCCTACACCGATTGGAACGCCAGAGGAAATTGCGGTTGTTGAACAGCAGTTAGAACAAGCCCGCAAAAACCGCGATGTGCTAGTCGAGCAGCTTCGCGCTGTGACGGCAGCACCTACGCAGGAAGAAAAGCTGTTGCAGGCTGGCGCATACGGTCAAGCTCAAGCGCGTGCAGAGCAGGCTGGCATGGGCGAGCAGTTCCGTGCTGCCACAAAGCCAGGTGCTGAACGAGTTTTGGCCGCAGAGGAACAAGCAGCTTGGGATGAAAGAAAAACCAAATGGGCTAAAGCTCCGATCTTCAAAGAAAAGTACAACTCGCTAAAAGATGCGAAGTTGGTTGTTGCCGCAACAACAGAACAGCAAAACGCAGAAAAGATTTTGACCGACCTTGGTGTCAAGGTTGAGTTTATTGATCTAGGCAATGACGATACGGCATTTGAGGGGATTGAGTCTGGCAACACTATTTTCTTAAATGCTCGGTTATCTGGCGATGCAATGTTGCGCAAGGTTGCGCGGCACGAGGCATTCCACACTATTTTCCGTAGCAAAGAAGGCCGACAAGCATGGAATGCAACCATGCAACGACTCTCGGCTGCTGCGCCTAATGTGTGGGCCGCTGCAAGACAAAAAGCACTTGGCGAGCTTGTTGACACCAAAGGCAGCGCAGAAGCATTAAAAACAGCCCTGAAAACGCCTGAGGGCGTAGAAGAATTGTTGACCGAGCAAGGCTCGTCTGCCGCAGACATTTTCAGCGCGACCATTGACGCGCTTGAGGCAAACCCTGCACTTGCCGAAGAGGTCATGCAGGCTGATCCGACCTTCTTCCAGAAGTTATTGGATTGGGTCAAGACTAAACTGAACAGGCTAGGGTTTAAGTACGAGACACTAGCTGACGCTGATCGCAAGGCTATTGAGAAGCTCCCCAAGCTGCTGTACCTAACGCAGGCCGGCGAGGTTGAGGTCGAAGCTGGAGCCAACGAACGCATTGCAGGCGCACAGGTGCTTATGCGCCTGCTTAAGGCCGCAGAGGAAGGCACGGTAGCCGCTGCCTCTGGTCGCGAACGGCAAGCTCGTGTGTTTGCTACGCGCACGCTAGGTGAACTAGAAGCGGGTAGCGTAATTGATGCCAAGCGGCGCGAACTATTAGAAAAAGAAGAAGCCGAGGTACGCGCTAAGTACGAAGAGCGTCGCCAGCGCGTTGTAGAAGCTGCACGCAAACGCTTGGCTCGCATTAAACCATCTGACGAAGAGTGGCAAGTAATCGACGCTGTAGGCGCGGCAAATACAGAAGAAGCGCAGTTAGCCGCTATTCAGTCGTTGCCTGACTTACCTGACGGGATTACAGACGAAGAACTGCGCAGCTATGTGCAGGTGGCTAACGAGGTCTATGACCGCAACCAAGAAAAAGAAGCTCGTCAAGCCGAAATTGCTGAGAATCGCAGGCAAGCCAAAGAACGCCAAGAAACTGCCGCAGAAAAATTGCGTGTAGCGCAAGAAGCTACATACAAAAACAAGCTAACTGACCTGCGTGCAGCAGATCCTAAAGGTAATGCGCTAAACCAAATTCGGCGTTTGATTAATGCGGGTAGTACCGAAGAGGCAGCGCGTAGCATTGCTCGCGAGTATGTAGGCAAGAACGCAACCGCAGATCAAGTAGACGAAACAACGGTTGCGTTGCTAACTGCTGCTGAAAATTTGCAACGCAAAGAAAAAGAAGCGGCAGAAGCAAAAGCGGCAGCAGCGCAAAAGCGTAAAGATGAGGCGGAACAGCGCAAGGCAACAGAGGAAGCTAATCGCACCCGTCGCCAAGAAGCTCGCGCTCGGCAACAGCGTGAGTTGCTAGAACGCCGCATTGAGGCTGACAAAGCTCGCCGTGCAGAAATTGCTGCCAAGCAAGATGAAATGATGGCGCAGGCTTATGCGTTGACGCAGGACAAGCTAGAGCAGCAGCGGCTAGAATTGGCTGAAAAGACCCGTGTGCAGGAAGCTGCATTACAAGTACAGCGGGAAAAGGTCGAAACGCTAAAACGCCAAATTGCCCAGCGCGAAGAACTAGCAGCCAAGGCGACGGAGGAGGCTGATAAACGTGCAAAGGAACAAGCTGTGGAGCGTGCGCGGCGAGAAAAGATTGCTGCCGACAACCAGCAAGCGTTGCTGCAAGCTCGCGTAAAAGCCGCTGAGGCCGCAGAAGCTCGTCATCGCGAATCTATGGCGATGCGGCAGACCGAATTAGCTGAGTACACCCGCTTGCGCGAAGCTGACATTGCAGCGCGTCAGGCATTGCTAACAGAGCGCACGGCAGCGCGTGCAGCCGCCGAACAACGCTTGGCTGAGGCTAAGACGGAAGCTGAACGCAAGCAGGCCGCAAAGGATGCAGAAGCCGCCAAAGCTGCACAGGAAGCCACAGAACGCGATGCGCAGCTTGCTGAAGAGGAAGCTAAAAAAGCCGAAGAGCGCGAAGAACGCAAACGACAAAAGCTGCCTACGGTTGTCGCTGGGCGTACCGTGCCAGGGCAATTGCGCGTGGGTGACATTGTCATGTTCCGCAACCGCGCCGCCAAGGTCGTGGAGGCTACTGGTAGCGGTTTGGATCAGCGCGTCAAATTGCGCCCCATTACAGACGCTGAAAACCAAATTGCGATGGAGGCCGAAGAAGCTGGAACAAAGGATTGGTGGAACACCATCTCGTTCCTAGGCGAGTGGGTAAAGGTGATGATGAACGATTCACGCATCACCGCACGCATTGCTCGACGCAGCGATGTTGAGGTGCTAACCGAAGACGGCAAGAAGATGTTTGAACGCCGTCTGGAAGCTGATGTTGCCCGTCGCGAGGGCGACGCGCCGCTGTTCTCAGCTAAAGGACAAGCCATCACTCCAGAGATGGAAGCCGAGTACATGGCTGCGGCAGAGGCTGGCGATCTGGCAACTGCGCAGCGGATGGTGGATGAAGCGGCACAAGCTGCTGGGTACACAATTGGCCCGGTTTATCACGCTGGAGAAAAATCGTTTAATGAATTTAAAACATTAGCTGAGCAAGCAGAGGAAACTGGAGAATATTACGAGCCAGAAGGTTATGACGGTGGAAATCTAGGCATTGGATTCTATTTTACTCCAGACCTAGCTTATGCGGCTAAATATGGAAAAGCGCGCAAGTTTTATTTGAAGATTGAAAAGCTTTTAGACACAAAAAACACAAAGGTTCAAAAGCGATTTAGTCAGCTGCTAGATGAAATGAACGAAGACTTAGGTGACGTTGCGCAAGGCGAAGTTATTGATGCTTTGCTAGATGAAACTAATTCAACAGGTGTTGTTGGCTATGGCGTTGGCGGTTTTTCAAATGGCTCTACGGAATACATGGTGCGCCGTAGCAAGCAAGCTAAATTAGCCGATCCTGTCGCTTACGACAATAACAACAACATCATCCCGCTGTCGCAGCGGTTTAACGAGCAAGTTGACGACATCCGTTTTTCCGTTAAAGGTCAAGCGATTACACCAGAGATGGAAGCTGAATACATGGCCGCTGTTGAAAGCGGTGACATGAACACAGCCCAGCAGATGGTTAACAAAGCAATGGATATTGCTGGAATTGTTATGCCAACTGTGGTTCAACGTCAAACTAATTATGCGGCAGATGTAACAGTTCAAAACAATAGAGCCTATTCGCCAATTGTACGAGATTTGCTTCGTAGGCGAGCTGAAGGTGAAAATATTACGCAGGCAATGATTAATGAAGCAATTGTCAATAATTTCCCTTCAAGTCTGGTAAAAGTACCTAATACGGTGGCAGATTTGCCATCTGAAGCTGAGGTTATCAATGCGCTAGACGAAAGACAAAAAGTGCAGCGCATTGAAAAACAATCTATTCCTATTAACAGTCAAGTAACGCTGCGCCAAGACGTTCCATCGTGGACTCGTAACAAAGTTGGCGTGGTTACTATTCAAACTAAAAACGGCAAAGCCTATTCGCAGGCAGCAAGAATTTTAAACCCAGATTTTGTTGTAAATGAAAAAGAGTCATTGAAAATTGCTATGGGGGAAAGCAAAAAACCTCATATTGCAATTCGAGGTACATGGTCGCCTGATCAATCAATGCCGTTTAATTTAAAAAAATGGACGCAGGTTGGTTACAACCCAGATAGACATAGTTTTTATTACGACAGAGCCACAATGATTGAGGTTGTTGGCGGATCAGAGGCATATCAAATTGGAAATACTGTTTTTGTTAAAGATGCCAAATACATTAATGACCCTGTGCTTTATGACGCGCAAGGCAACGTAATCCCGCTGTCACAACGCTTCCAAGATACGATTGACGACATTCGTTACTCGGTAAGAGCTAAAGTTCCTGCTGCCGTTGGCTTTGCTGGTGGAGGCACGTTTGAGATCGCGTTGAGCGATGTACTTGACACGCAGTTAGCCGTTGAGATGAAACCTGACATTGCCGAAGCGTACAACCGCAACGCGCAGCGTCCTGCCACGGTTGCCAAGATTGGCGATGTTGATGCCGAAGACTTCAAAGGCAAGGTGCTAGCTCACTTCAGCCCGCCGTGCGTTGACTCGTCGTTGCTGCGTAGCGGCCAAGGTGTGAACAAGGCCGAGGAAACTGAGCGCGGGCGTGAAGTAGCCAACATTATCCGCGTGGCTCAGAACCCGATTGTCGTTATTGAAAACGTTAGGGAATACGGCAAATCGGAAGCGTACAAGCTGATCACAGACGCGCTTACGGAATCGGGCTACACCTGGGACGCGCACGTGTACAAGGCGCAGGACTACGGTTCGCCCAGCAAGCGTCAGCGGCTGTTTGTTCGCGCTGTAAAAGAAGGCGAGTTGCCGCCGCGTCCTGAGCCTACTCACTCCAACAAGCCCACCTTGTTTGAAGCCCCGTATGCTTCGTGGGGCGATGCCATTGCCGATTTGCTGCCCACGCTGCCTGAGTTTGAAGGCCCGCTACCGCCGTATGTGTTGAAGTCGTTGGCCGCGCAAAGCATCAACCCGAAGTCACCCAGCAAGGCGTACTACATCAGCGGCACGCAAGTACACGGGCTAGCACCTTTGTCGCCGTTTGATAAGCCCTCGCCTGGCATGGTTGCAAGCGGCGCAGAAACCCCGCGCATCCTTATGCCTGATGGCCGCGTCCTGCGCGTCACGCCTGAGGCGATGAAGCGTCTTATGGGCTTTGGCGCAGAAATGCAGCTGCCAAGCGATCCGAAGCTAGCCAAGCGCATTGTGGGCAACGGTATCCCCAAGCCGCTGACCCGTGCGGTTGTACTGCCGCTGCTAGAGTCGCAAGGCGTGCTAGACACGCAAAGTCCGTTGTTTTCGGTAAAAGGCAAGGGCGGCGAAAAGCCTGGCAAACCTGCCAAGCAAAAACCTGCTACTCGCGTTTCGGCAACTGAAGTTAAGCGTGCTGCGGCGGAATTAAAAAAAGCTCAAGCGCGAGCAGAACGCAGTCGATTAAAAACGCTACGCGAAAGTATGCGTCGCGTTGAAGGCTTGGCCGCAATTGCAGAAAAAGGCGGCGAGGGCACAGACATCGGTGAGGCACCTGGCACAGCCATCGCTGGAGCAACTGAGGAAGGTCGAGCCTACACGCGAGCATTGCGCGAAGATATGGCCGACATCCGCGATCAAATCTTGCCTGATCTAAAAGCGGACGACGAAGCGCGTGCTGAAGCTGTTGCCAAACTTGACGCAGACTACGAAGGCACAAAGCGTCAGCTATACGAAGAGATTACCGAGACTGGCAATGTAAGTGAGCCGTGGAAGGTGTACGCCACTATGGTTATTGCTGCTCGCGAAGCTGAAGCGGCAACGACAGGTCGCATGACCGTTGACAAATACTTGGCTGCATATGAGGCCGAGGCGTATGACGCGATTGTCAAACGTGCTGCTTCTGCTGGCCTGCGCGTGCGCAAAGACTCAGTAATGAGCGCACGGAAGCGCAACAAGGCGCATTTGTTTGCTGAAACCTCGTCGCTACGTCGAGAAATGCGCAAGCTGCGCAAAGCCATCGACACCGGCAATAAAAAGCAACGCGATTCAGCTGAGAAGAAAATTGCCAAAATGCGGCAACAGCACGCAGAGGCAGTCGTGGAGTTCTTTGACTCCATGCAGCAGCAAGGCTACGACATTGACGATATGTACTCGTACCTTGCCAAGGGCGATGTTGTCAGCTTCTCGCGGTTAGCACGCGGCGCGGCTGACGCTCGCGTGCGTACAGACTTGGCTTCTGGCCGTGTGCAGTCTGCTTGGGATGGCCTGATGGAAATCCGCTTGGCTTCCATGCTGTCAGGCATGGGAACCCATGTGGCAAACATCACCGGCAACGCCGCCATGCAAACGCTGCGCACTACGCGCCAGCTAGCTGAAGTCTTGACTAACATGGTCTACCGCGATCCCAATAGCGCGGATTACGGTGACTTCAAAGCCTACATGACAGGTTGGCTGCGGTCGCTGTCGCGAGCTACGCGCAACTTTGTAATGGCTTATCGCACCGATATGCCGGTGTTTGAGGTCGAGCTTAGTGCAGAGGCCGCGAGTGAGTTTGCTAACCAAACAAACGCCATCCCTGGCATCATTGGCCGCATCCTGCGTTTCCCTTCGTTAACTACGCTGCGTGCGTTCGACGAGTTCTTTAAGACAATGGCGGCGTACACGGAAACAGCCAGCTTGGCGTACCGTGATGGTCGTTCTAAGGGCATCAGCGGGCCTGCGCTAGAGAACTACATCGACGGCGTGCTGGTCAACTACAACGACCCGCTGTGGCAAGAAGGTTTGGATCGCGCTTTGGAAACCGTGTTCCAAGGCAAGGGCGACAGCCTGACCCGCATCTTGCTGTCAACTCGCGAGTATTTGAACAACAACCCAACAACGGTTCCTATCGGCACATACTTGCTGCCGTTCATTAAAACGCCGTTGCAGATTTTCAAAGTCGGCCTGAGTATGCCGATTCACCCTGTGATTCCGTTGATGCGTTGGATCAATACCTTGCGCGGTATTGAGTACACAAAGGCCCAGCAAGTTACCGATAGTGCAAACGCTTTGATTTCCGCCGGCATGATGATGCTTGCCTACGGCCTGCTTGGCGACGATGACGACGACGAAGTGGCGGCTACAGGTGCTGCGCCTGACGAGTACACGGAGCGTGAGCTTATGGCCCGTGTCGCTCCAGCCTACAGCATTAAAGGCCCTGGCGGTGATTGGTACAGCTATGCACGCATTGAGCCGTTTGCTACGGCCTTCTCGGCTATGGTTGACCTGTCACGCGCCCAGCAGCGTTTAATGCGCGACGATGTTCCGGATAAATGGTCACAGTCCTTTGGCATCGTGCTAAACAACGCGCTAGGCCAAATTGAGGATAAGACCTTCCTGCGCACAGTTGGCGATGTTGCCAAGATGGTTCGCGACCGCGAGCAGATCAATGTGGCGCGATTTACCAAGGATCTGTTTGTCACGCCGATGATTCCAAACTTAGTGCGGCAACAAGTTGGCGCAAGCGATCCCTATGTGCGTAACACCTCCGTGCGGGAATACGAGGATGTTTCGGCGTGGGAAGCAGCAATGCAGGTTGTGTCGTTCCAAGTCTATCCTGACGCTAACCGTCCAGACGCGCCGCCGATCAAGTACGACCTGTGGGGGCGGTCTATCGAGAAGCCAGGGCGCAGCGAGTTTGCCCGCAACTTCTCGCCCGCCAAACTGGAGTACCAAGAAGAAGACATTCACAAGCTCGACCGTCTCATCGTCACTTTTAACGACAAGGTCGAGGACGGAAAATTTGGCGGCGATGTCCAAAAGTACCTGCCGCGTGCGGTGGAATACCGCATTAAACGAAACGACAAAGAGTATTTGCTGACCAAAGAAGAGTACGCCCGCGTGTCTAAAGAGGCAGGCGAAAAGGCAGCTCAGAGGCTACAATACCGCCGCTTAAACTACGATGACCCTACCGAACGGGACATCGAAGTTATCAAGGAGCAAATCAGCAAGTCGCGCAAGCTGATTATTGATAAAGTCCTGCGCGAAAGACGGCTCACACAAAACCAAACGCCACAAAACCCATGAGTGCAATTCTCGTTCTTATCCAAAAAATCGCCGGTTCGTCTACCTTCTGGGTCAGCGTGTTGCTGCCTATTCTGAAGGTGTTGTTGGAGAAAATCGGCATCAGCATTCCTTGGGAAGCCATCATGGCCGGCCAAGGTGCGTATGGCGTGAAGGAAGCCGCCAGCAAGCTCCAGCCGCTCGTCGCGGCCAAAGTCGCAGCCAAGCAGCCGGAGTAGCTTAAATAATGCAGGGCCAAATGGAACGCGATGTAACAAAAGCCGTGGTTCCTATCACGGCCCTGTCGGTCATCGCCGGTGCGACATGGTGGTTGGCTTCTAGCCTGCATGGCGTGGATAGCCAACTCCAGTCGCTGCGGCATGAGCTTGCACAGATTCGCGCTCATAACGAGCAGAACTTGCGCCGAGACGAGTTCCGTGCCTGGGTGTATCAACTCAAGGCTAATAACGCGATCATCGTCATCCCTGACCCTAAGTAGACACAGAGGACGACAACCGCCCATGTCGTTGCGGTTGCCGCCCCCTGCCGACAGTCACGATGACTGTCTACCTTAGCGGTCTACGCTCCAAACTTTCGTTTGGGCGCGGATGTTCTTTGGCCAAGATTCGAGCTTGGTTGAGACGCTTTGGTCTAGCACTAATACCGAGTTCGTTGGCCTGATTGCAAGGCGACCATTGCAGCCGCGCATGAAAAGATATTCTTTCTGCTGCTCCGGCTCGCGACTCCAGCCGTCACCAACGGGAATCGCGGTAAACAAGTACCAACCGTAAAGCTGGTCGTCGTTGGCAAACGGATCTGTGTGATACACGCACTCCATGTTCTGGAGGTAGGTGTACTCGTGCAGCGAGAACTGGTAGCCGGTGCAGTCCCAGAACTGCGCCTCGTGCAAGTCCCAACTGCGATTGCACCAGATGTCGTCTTTGTCCGTAAACGGCCTAAACGCAATCTCGTGCGGCGGGATGTTGCGCACCACGGCGTTGTCTTCTGTGCGTACATGGCATCCCCAAGCGCGTGACGGCGTGGAGGACAACCCGAACCATACTACAGGCTCATACGCGCTCGTATCCGCGATGTCGCTGCGCAGGAAGGCCGACCGTACCCAGACATACAAGTGTTGCGGCAACGAGCCGCTGTGCGTGTATAAAGTCATGTTGTTACTTCGCCACCTCCTTCGCATCCATCACGGCGTTGAAGGCCGCTACGGCTGCTACCAAACGAGGCCAATCAGGATGGTTTGCTTGAAGCAAGATCGTCACATTTGGGCAGTCTTGTAGTTCAAATACGCCAATCCCGCCTAGCGACTCGAAATTAACCGGGGGGGCGTACAGCCGACATGGTTGCTGCGGTTTAAGAACCACAGTATATTGAGTAGAAAAGTTGCTCATTTGCTTTCCTCCTTTGCATCCATTGCAGCGTTAAAAGCCGCAACTGCTGCTTCTAGCCGGTGCGCTTCGGGATGACCTTGGTTGGCAAAGACCGCCAACTCTAAAGGGTGTCCTTGGATGTGGAACCAATGCGTTCCGTTGCCGGAACAAGACTCCAATCGGAACGGGTAATCTGCGGAAACGGACACCATAACGGTAGCCCTAACACTCACTTGCTCATCTCCTTCTTGCTGGTAACGCCTTCCAACTCTTTCTCCACCCACATAGCTTCATACCTGTCGTACTGCATCTCGCAAACCTTGACCGTCCAGCGCGGGCCTACCTTCTGCCAACCATGAACTTCTACTTGATTGTGCGTTGCCCAATACTTTGCTCCTAAGCTCTCGCGCACCTTTGCGCGGCGCGAACTGATGTTGCCGCGTGTCGTCACCTGGATGCCAAGCAAATCGCCTTGCTCGTTCACAGCGACGATGTCGATGACCTGAAACAGGTCTTGCCGCACCTTGGCAAACGGATTCCACCGCTCGACGATTTGCGCAATGAAGCCCCGCCGCTTCATCCACGCCATCGTTAGCTGTGTGGGGCTAATCTTCGTTTTCTTTTTCGTCGTCTTCGTCGTCATCTTCGTACCTGTACCTCATTTGGCTATGCGCCGCGACACACATCATCAAAACGCCGACTACCTCGGCTCGCGTTAGATGATATTTTTCTGTTGTCTTGCCAATTGCCGTTGTAACGGCATCAGCCAGTTTGTTTCGTCCTACGCTTGTCATCAGCAGCTTTCTTTTGGCGCAATCTGTACGCCGCTCGCGGATCCATGAAATTCCAATTCTTCGCATTGTGCTTGGTAGAGCAAGCAATCGAACAAAGTTTTTGACGCTTACCGCTGCGAGGGGTGAATTCTGCGCCACAAAAAATGCAGGTTCTTGTCATGGTATTGGTTGAGGGAGCGAGTTCATCACCCGCCCCCTCCGTATAGCCCCCCTAGGGCTTACGCCTTGATCTCTTTAACAAGCTCCAGCAGGCGTTGCAAGAGTTCGACTTGCCCTGGTGACATCTGGTGCGTGTCCAGATGCGCCTTTGGGGCCATCAGGCGTTCGTACCGCGCTTGACGCTCGATAAGCTCGCACTCCAACTCCTTCAATTCTTCGCGGCGACGATGGATGCGCTCCTTCAACGCTGCGATTTGCTTTGAGCCAGCACGCACCTCGGGGGTACAAGCTGCACGCATTGCGGCCATGTGTTCAGGACTGTTGTTTTTCGTCATAAAACTACCTCGTTTCGATTGTCAGGAGTGCTTGACCCATCAAGCACTTTGTTGCTGGTCACTATCCTTGCTAGCAGCACGCTTTGCTTCCAACATTTTTTTCAGTTTTTCGATGTCGGCTTTTGCCGCCTCTGTTCCCGGCCACTTAGGGATGTAGCCAAACGCCCGCGAATTAAGTTTGAACCACTCGTCGCGTACATCGTCGTCACCGCTACGCTGCGGCGGCTTCATCACGCTCGGCTGCGACTTCCCTGGCTTCACTTCGGCGTTCAGCGGGAATAAGCCCTGCCATTGCTTTGCGATGCTCTGGCGGATGACGGCAATGAACCCAGCAGGCCCATGCGCTTGGTAGTCCTCCAAGTTCATGCGCAGGGTACGCTGCTGCCACTTGGCAAGGTTGCGCTCGCGTCGATATGCGTACCACTCGGTCAGAGCAGCAGCGACCTCGGGGGTGTTCAGTTCGGGAAATTCCGGCAAAGTTTCCTCGAAACCAACTCCCACGGTTTTCCCCCCCTTCTTGGATCTACCCTCCCTTTCCGGAGTGCGTTTTTCAGAAGGTTCAGAAGGAAGAGAAACCTCGCCCCCTCCGTAGGTTCCCCCTTCTACACTTTCACTCTGCAAGCCGCAAAAGACAATTTGCGGTTTTTCTTTAACTTCTTGCTGAGATTCATTTTTGACACCACGGTTGAGTTCCAAGACCTGCGCTTCCAAAGCGGTCACGCGGCTCTCAGTCTCAATTAGTTCACGGAGCAGTTGCTTCCACAGTTGCATTTCGGTTCGTCCTTGCTAGGTTGTGAGCGTTGCTGTTGCTTGCCGGTTGTGGCCCACCACGCAACCGGAAGTTCGCCTAAACGGCTTGAGCGGAGTTTGGAGGCCAGCGGAGTTACCTCGCCGCTGGCCTCCCTCTTTGTCTACACGATCTACAGCGCGTCAGAACGGCGTGAGATCTTCGTCATCCGCAGGTTTCGGCTCCGTGCGGTCAGGCAGCGTGCGAGGCCGTCCAGCGGGCTTCTGAGGGTTCTTGTGGATCGGAGCGTGCGGCGGCTCGTCACCGGCGTAGGTCGCAGGCAGCAAGTACCCGCCAGTTCTCGTAGCGCGTGTGTCTACCTTTAGCCATTGTTCCCCCTGCCATTCCTCGTACTTGAGATGAGCTTGCACCTCGCGGTCAACAAACTCGTGCGGCTCAGGATCAATACCAGCTTTAAAGCCCCATCCCATCAGCTTGCTTTGGCCCATGCCCTTGCCCTTGCCTTCAAGCATGATTGTCTCCCAGACCTTTGCATCGCGACCCTGCACCTTGCACTCGACGCTGATGTAGCGGTCGCCGCTCGCTTTCGCGTGCTTCAACTGCGCCTTCAGGCACACCAAGGTGTACAAACCAGGTTCAATCGTTTCGCGGGGCATCAGACCTCACCTACTTTCTCACCAGCCCAGCGTGCAACGGTCTTAGCATCGCCATGACAGTTACCTGGCAGGAGGTTCCATACGCACTCCATGATCTCGACAATCGCAGCGCGGTTCTCCTCGTCAGCACGCGAAATCGCGCCGTGGAAATCGTTTTGCAGCACAGCCGTCACAAAGCCACCAGGGGGATTGGCAAGCACCACATAGCGTGCAAGGCTCCACATGGTTTGCTCAGGAATCTTGTACTGCGATTCCATTTCCTCGACCCATTTCTCCATGCGCCTCTCACCGAGTTCGTAGTCAGCGTCTCTGTAGTAAGTCATAGGTTTTTCTCCAAGGTTGCGTTTTGTTGCTTCAGTTCTGTGTGGATCCCATCGAGCTTCACGAAAAAGGCCAGCGACCACCAGTAAATCAGGACTGCTGGCGCACCGCCAAAAGAGGACGCTGCGATAGTTCCAAGGACTGATAAGACCGCCAACACCAACGATTTCATTGCGCTTCCTCCGACAGCGGAGTCGGCTTCATGTCAGCCAAGTTCAGCACCATCTTCGGGCGCGGCTCAAAGAACTCGTCGCGGCTCGCGCTGCCGTCCTTGATGCTGGTGTAGATCTGGCGCAATTCAGCGATCTCCTCCGCGCTTGCATCATCCAGACGATGACCCAAGCGATCCTCGATCATGTCCTTGCTGACACCATAGCCGCTGTAAGCCGTCACCAGCTTCTTGAGCGTGCCATTGCGGTCGTTCTTGATCTCGCCGCTCGCGGTCTTCGTCTCGGCCTGCGTGCAAGCACCCATCGCATCCTCGATCAGATCAGCAGGCAGCAAGCGCAGCAACGCATTGCGCTCAAGGAATGACGCACGACGGCTCACAAGCTCACGCAAATCGCGCTCATCCGGCGTGACCCATTGCGTCTCCTCGACACCATCCATCGTGCGCATCTTGCGCTGAATCTTCGCGTTGAAGCGGTCTTCAAGCACAACGCGACGATTGCTTTGTTGATCCCATGCGTAACCTTGCAGGTGGATCTGGTCGTCCTCGTTGGACAGTACGCGATAGCCGCTGACGATGTTGCCAAAGCAGCGTGCAATCTCGCGGGCCAGCACAACGCTCGCGCCAGATACGGTCGTCTTACCGCGAGGGTAGCGGTACACCGCCTTAGCCGCGAAGCTCGGGCGAGAGCAAGCCGTCATAATGCTCTGGTAAGTTGCCAGCTCGTCACGCGGGAATTGCTTTGCGAGCATCACCGCTGCTTGAGCCTCACCAAGCTCGCGTGCTACCAAAGCGTTGCTGTTTGTGTTGTTTGAAGTCATAAGTGTGTTTGTTGCTGTTTGCGTAGTCATGTGATCAGTCATTGTTGTTGTTGTTGTCAGTCGCCACAGAGAACTGCTTCCGACGGCGTTCGCCGTAGGGGCAGCGTGACCAGTAACCGCACCACTTTGGATTGCAGCACCAGTCAGTCGGGTCAGCGGGCATGAACGCCCCGCTGTCGAACACCCGCACAGCGGAGTCAATCCGCCGCAGCAAAGGTTCGTGGTCGGTCGGTGTCTGGCTCGACACCTCTTGGTAGCTGGACTTCTTGCCGCTGTTCACCAACACATCCAGGGTGAAGGTGTGAACCTTCATGCCGTGCTTCTCGGCCATCAGGCTGTAGAAGTCCTTCTGCACCGAGTTCGCCGCAGCGTCAGCCGCATACGACTTGCCGGTGGTCTTTGTGTCGCGCAGCACGCCTTTGCCGCCCTCCACGACATCCACCGTGCCTTCAAGGGCAATGCGCCCGCCCGTCTCCAAGCGGAACACCTGCTCGACGGCTGTAGGCTCGATGCGCGGGGCCGCGTTCACCGCGTGCAGTTCCGCTAGCTTGACTACGCGGTCTACCGTCTGGCCGATCAGGTTCTCCCTGGCGACAGTCGATTCCTCGGCTGTCAGCAGAACTTCTTGGTCGAAGCCGGTGACCGCTGCACTTGCTGCCTCCTCGCGGATCGCGTCCAAGGGCATAAGCTGCCCTGTGCGGATCTTTGAGCGTAAGTTGGCTTCGACGGCCTTATGCACCGCCGTACCCGCCACAGCGGCAACTCCAGGTGCCGAGCGAATACCCTCGACATAGCGGTAGTAGGCTTGCATTCCGCACCGCGAAAGCGTGCCCAACGTGGATTGGTGGATTGTCAGTTTCTTGTCACTCACGATTAGTTCTTTCTGCGCGTCCAGTCTTGTTTTGCTTCCTGAAGCACTTGGTCGTAGAGGGCATCAAACGCCGCCTCCAGAGCGTTGGCGCGACGAGGCACGCCGATATTTTTTAGCTTGCCCCTAGCCTCTAGCCCTGCGATGAGCCGTTCGATGAAGGGGGCAAGCCGCTCGATGCTGTCTCGACGACTGGAGTGGTAGGAACGCTGGCGGTAGAAACTTTCGGCCATTTGAAGCCTCTCAAGATTTTGCTGACATGGGGCTGTGAAACCCCAAACCTAGCCGCCAAGTCCATTTGCCTCCAACCTTTTTTATAAAGTTCCCGCATCAGCAGAACTTCGGTGACGGTCAGGTGCGGCTTGCTTTCTACTTGCTTTGTTTCGGTCATTTCATCGCCTTTTGGACTTTTGCCCAATATTTCACGGTTGCGGATTTGGTGTGCCCCTTTGGCCCACCGTTGTGGATTCGCGCCAGCTTTTCCCAATCCCCAGCTTCCAGGGACTTGGGCGCATAACGCCTCATGTATGCCAGCACAACGCGCTCGCTGTACTCGCGACTCGTCAGGCAATCGGCGTGCGACCCCGGCACTCGACTGTCCTGCCAATACCCCCTGTGGATTTGCAGGGGGCCATACGCTTTGCCGCCATCCCCGATAGCCCCTAGCCCGCCATTAGGCGTGCCGCCTGTCTCGACGGCCCGTAGCGCGTCTAAGAAGCAACGTTCCGTGTGCGCGTGCGCATCAGGCTTGCCGCCCGCCCCCGTCAGCGCGACGAGGGCGAGGGCCAATCCTACGGTTTGGCAGAGCTTCATCGGATGTAGCCCATCAACTCCTCTACGCTGACCGAAGCAATTATCTCGTCGCCCTGCCAGATGTAATAGATCGGGTTGCCATGCCGATCCCAGCGGTTCAGGATGCCGATGCGCGGGTGCAAATTAGTATCGTGCGGCTTCTTAGCGTGCTTTGCGGCGGCTTTGCCGACACGAGCCTCGCGATTAGCATCGGCCAGCAGCTTTTCCAGACGGGCATCGCGAACGGTGAAAATCTTTCTCATGGTCTTAATTCCTTAGGTCAGAGGTTGTGGGTTTCGGCAATCTGCTCGACCCACTCCCATTGTGCTGTAGTCAACTTGACTTCCTCGCATCCGTACTTCGTATCGTAAACCTCGCCCCGTTGGTTCGCGAAATTCACCGATGAGTGGTACTGCTTTCCGTGCCGAATGAGATGCACGGTGGAGTCAGAGCCGTCGAGCGTGACACAGAGACGACCGAGATTGGCAGGTGCTTTGATAGTGCGTTGCATGGTAGTTCCTTAGGTTGGTTTGGGTGGAGTCAGAGGTTTTCGGCAGGGGTGTAGCCCAAC